GTCGAAGATTAATTTAGATTTTATGGAAAAATTGATTTTGTTTGTAGCTACATTTCAAACAATAAAAATGAACAGTTTGGATGATCCAGCTTTCAACCAATTTGTAACTGACATACTAGATAATGTTGACTACTATGTGAATATTCAGGCGTTGTGTAATGAATTGAAGGTATTTGATATTAGTCAACCATTTACTCGTGAAGATATTGAAAAAATTGTTCTAAAGCACATTACTTATGCTCCCAAAAATAGGTGTGTTATATGTAAGATTGATATTGGTGAAACGAATCCACGACAACTATGTATGAAAACATTTTGCCCTCATTCATCGTATATAAAGTAAAAATTTATTTGATAATTATAAATTTCTAAAAATTTGATTTTTGTCATAATCATCTTTGTAAGTATGATTATAAGATGACGGCTCGTAGCGCTGCAGCGGCTCTTATGAAACTTGCATCTAATGATGTGAAAGATGCAAATAATCTAGGATATGGTCCTAAGAAAGAGAACAGTGCCTTTTCTGATGTTCTACCAAATAAGAAACGTTCTTATGAAAATCTGGTTGACTTGAATCAATCACCTAAAGATGAATCAAATAAGAAACATAACGTAATTATTAAACTACCTGCTCATCTCAAAATCATAGATGAAGGGGCAAATATTGTCCATACGAATTTTTCCATGAATAATTACGAATTTTCTATAGCTCTTGGTAATCAAATTATATTCATGCTTGATAACAATGAAGACACATCTCTAATAGCTAAGATTATACAAGAACGTTTTACAATGTTCTGTGAGCATTCTAAGAATTGTAATATTACACAATGTGACATATGTCTGTTGAACACTATTTGTAAGAGTCCTATATATTGTTTCAATCTTATGAATCATATTATGCATTGTAATAATTCTTGTAATAACAAGATTTGTAAGACTTTTACTAACTACATGAAGTTTAAGATTATGATGATGGCTTAGGTGTGCCGGGTTGTGTGGGTTGTATTATGTATTTGCGTGTTGTGTGTATTGTATATTAATCGAGTTGTTGTATAATACATTTTTTGTTACTGTATAAAGATTAAATTGTTTAGGTAGTATAAGCTTAAGCTATACACTGGAATGAAATATAATAAAAAACTCGCAGGAAAACTGAAGAATTATGATAGCTATATTCGAAAGAATTGTATAAATTATAAATATTGGAAAAAAATAATAAAAGAAGACACGGAATATATAACAGAAAATTGGCAGAAAAAGTTAGAAAACGATTGTATACGTGTTGATAAGTTGGTTTCTATGCATTTTGGCTGTTTTGGTGTGGGTAAATATACTTATGCAACATTACAAGAGATAGCATGTATTAATCTCGATACATTTTATAAAGTCTGTAAAAAATTGCACAAGAAACTCAATGTACCGGCGGTAGATTTTTATCGAGAATGTGTTATTCATCATAAGTATCTATTTTCAAAAATTGCCCACGATTCTATTTTTTCAAAAGTGCCTGATTAAATGGATATTTCTCCATATTATTGCCAATTTCTTTCCATTTTCCTCTGAGTTGGTCGAAAAATGTCCTACCTGTATCTTGTCCATGTTCGTAATTTATAACTTTCCAGCTTAGTGTCTTATAATAAGGTATTTTTGGTGTATCTTTATGATAATATTTTTTTAGAAGTTCAAAGCATAGATCACTTATTTGTCTAGATTTACCCCATGAGAAGTATGCTATGACACAATTTGATATCATAATGGCAAGTTCAATACGATTCATAGTCTCAAGATTTTTATATATGAATTCAAGTCTTTCGGTAAATTTATTTGTATCAATATCTGTATAATCTTCTGGTTTAGCGTCTTTAAAATAATATAATGGAGTGGTTGAATCTGTATTCAAACGTAAGCTATATGCATCAAGTGCACAATATTTACCGCGAACTTTGAAAACAGTTTCTAAAGCTGGTGCGTATTTTGTATAGAGTTCTATCCATTGTGGGTTTTCTGCCCCGCATTGTAATGCATGGTCTTCCATGTCACGCCACGGTGCACGAACCCATATTCTGGCTTCTTTATATAATTCATCGTTTACCCAACGTGTTTCTTTCTTGGGCGGTGGTGGTGGCGTAGGCGATGAAGACGATTTTGATGAAGATGATTTAGAAGAGGATTTTGAAGTAGTTGACTTAGAAGACGATGATGCTGGTTTAGCTTGAGCTTTAAGTAATTCTTTACCAATCTTTCCATCAATACTTACACAACGATTTGTTGCCGGATTCAATATTTTACCTGGTGGACACTCTTTTACCATCTCTAGTTAACTCTATTATAAGAAAGTAAATAAAGAATTACTGTTTCTTTATTTAGATAAAAATAATGTTGCTCCCAGTGAGGGTCGAACTCACGACTTCGACCACGCTGTAAATCCATAAGGGTCGCACTCTAACCAACTGAGTTATGGAAGCGAAAATATGAGGGCGAATTGCCCTCACAAAATATACAAGTGGCAATTCCTTAAATACTTTTAGGGTCTTAAAGACACGGAATGGTAACGGCTTTATTTTTATACACCTTCACATTTATTTGAACCAAAAAAGAATATTAAGAATGAAAAGTCTTCGGCATGGTCTGAGTATTGTTTAATGAAATATGCTATAAATCCTACAAACGCGACAACTATAAGCGAAATAAGTATACCGAAACGTACCTTATTGTATTTAGCTATATCTGATTGTGGTGCTTTTGTGCGTTCTAAATATGCCATATGGACTTTAATACTTTGATCTACAAGTAAAAGGGCAATAAATAGACCAGATGCAAGTATTTTACTCTTAATAGATATCATGAATAATATATATACGACAAATGTCTTGAGCCAGGTCATACCTAAACTGATTTGATTATCAGTATCAACGACAGACATTAAGAAGAAAAATGCCGTTAATGCCATGAGATGTTTTACGTATATATTTTGTGTCATAATGCGTTGTAAGTCACATCCGAGAAGACTAGTAAAGAAACCGAAAAGTAACCAGAGATAAAGACCAGCAATTGCAGATACACTATCAAATGATTTAACGCCAAAAACATTATCTTGATTTGCGACAGTACTTACCTGATCTTGTTTATTTCCGATTGCTCCTCGAGATGATGTAGACATTCACTATTAATATTGGTAAAGAAAAAATGAATTTTCATTTTTAATGTATTAACGACGGAGTTTAGCGATTATTTCTGCTTTTTTGAGTCCTTTTACATTAACACCGCGCTTATTGGCTTTTTCTTTTAACTCAGCTACAGTGCAGTTATCTAGGGAATTTTTATTTTTTGTAGCTTTTTTCTTCATTGCACCGCCACTTTTAATTTCTTCATATGCATTACCTCCTTTCGATTTTGAACTACCAAATCCTAATGCAGCATTAATACCTTTTTTAGCTACTTGATAAACACCTACGCCTGTAATTGCAATTCCTTCTAAAACAATATTAAGACCTTCTACTAATACATCAGCTAATGTGCCTAATTCAATAGCTATTATTTCTGTAAGAATACCAAGAGCCGCAATAACAGTACCTGGTAGTATTCCAAAAGTACCATCATTAAAGAAAAAATCCTTAAATACATTATAATCCCCCGGACGAGACCTTTTAGTAATATTACTATTAAAATCTGCTATCTCTTTCTTTACATATTTATTAATACTGAATCGTTCCGATTTTTTATTTCTAAAGATTCTATTCCAATTATCAGCAAAATCAAATACAGCATCGGTAACATCTTTAAAATTACCCCCATATTTTTTATTTTTTTTCTTCCCGCCAACTATGTCTTCAGTTTTAAATCTACAATAATCATTTATTGTATTCATTAATATTTCTTTTGTTATTTTTACATTTTTAGAGTCTTTAGAGACTTCAATAATATTTAATAAATCTCTAAATAGATCTTTTTTATCTCCTCTTAAATTATTTAAATACTCTTCCATATTTTCTTTACTATAGGATGATAAAGTATTTATAAAACGATCTATATCTGGTAATAATTCTATTTTATTCAATATATCATATTCTTTTATTAATTCAAATAAATCATTTGGAGATAGTGATTTTGCTAAATTTTGTGCGTTAGGTGTTAAATAACCTAATAGTTGAATATTAATATCATGTTGTGTTTTGCAAAAATCTGTTAATTCTTGTGTAAATTCTTCTTCTTCTTTATTATTTACTACATTAAAATGTGTTTCTACGAGTTTTGCAATTCCTGTACTTGCCATTTTTACTATATATAAAATAAGAAAAAAAATGAATTTGCCCGAGTTATATATAAACATTAAAACAATATATGTATCCAAATGACATCGCCGTCTACAATAAAAGTTTTAAATGATAGATCTCAGATTACACATATAATACATATATCAGATTTACATGTTCGCGCGGGTGATAGAGAAAAGGCACGTATTATTGAATATGGGTGTGTCTTTGCAAAGTTCATTAATGATATTAAAAATCTTGAATATGTGAGGAAAAGTGCCGCAATTATCGCTGTGTCTGGTGATATTTTTCACAATAAAACGTATGTAGGTGTCGAAGGTACAAATATGTTACTCGGATTTATCATTAAATTGCTTATGATTGCACCAGTTATCGTAATTAGCGGGAATCATGATAGTCTCCAGCAAGATACGTCTGATGTCGATAGTATTGATATGTTACAAACGGCTTTTAGTGAAACGAAGACTCGGTTTGGTTTCTATTATCTTAAAGAGACTGGGTTATATCGCTACGGTAATATCGGATTTGGCATAGTCGCCGTTCGTGATGTATTGAAATCTACGAGTGGCAGTGGAAGTGTAGAGGACCTACCTGACTATCCTAATCCTGACGCATTTGACTCTGCAGATGGCGAGGCAGGTGTCATTGACGTAAAGGTTGCCATGTTCCACGGAAGTGTATTTAAAAACACCGGCGTAAAGTCTGGCTATCCTATTGAATGGTTTGTCGGTTATGACTTTGGTGTATTCGGTGATTGTCATCGTCAGCAAATTAATAAAACTGGTGAAATGACTTGGGGATATCCCGGCTCTCTTATACAACAAGATAATGGTGAGTCAACAAATGGTCATGGCTATCTTGTATGGAATGTAAGGAAAAAGGAATGCAATACTTGTGACATTAAGAATGAATATGGTCTTATTACTATGCAAAAGAAAGATGATAAATGGTATGTACGTTTCGGTGTTAAAAATATTAAAGAATTTAATGACGCGGTAAACGACCCAATATTTCCTAAACATCCAAAGATTCGTTTCCTAGGCAGTAATACAGATAAGACAGACTTGGAAAAACTGCTAGATGAACGTAAAATTGTAGCTACAAACATTCAAGCAACTATTAGCGTAGGTTCTTCCATTTTTGAAGAATTTGGCGCAGATGGTGGAGAAGGCGAAGATGAGAATGGTCTGACAAATACACTTGAGGCGAATTTGAATGCAATTTGTGACATGAATAATAAAGAAAACTGGGTGAGGTATGTAAATGAAATATATCCAGACATTGATGTAGCTGATTTCTTTGAAAAACCGTCGGCAACAATTTGTATTGTATGTGACGATAAAATGCCTGATGAAATTAAGACAAAAATTAAAAATCGCAATGAATCTATTACACAACTGATTGATAAATATGAACAAGTCAGCATAGTTCATAATAAAGCATCAACAATTCGATTTAAACATATGGAATGGGACTATATTCTATGTTACGGTAAAGGAAACAGTATAGATTTTACTAAATTACGTAGTAAAATTACTTTGATTAATGGTCTGAATGCAACTGGTAAATCGGCATTTCTTGATGTCATCTCTCTATGTATCTATGGACAACCTACTTCATTGCGTACTCAAGTAAATATGGGAAAAGTTATGTCATCTAAAATTATTAGTGACCAAAAACCACACCACGAACGGTCTGGTATATCTTTGACATTTGAATGTGATGATAAAACATATGAAATTAGTCGCAGTTTTAATTGTCAATCTAAAGATGATAGTCGTATTAATACCTTTGATATTACTGTATCTGAAATAGTTGGAGTGGGAGGGAGCGGTGGAGGAGGGAGCGGTGGAGGAGGGAGTGGTGCAGGTGATGCCGATGGTTATAAAACTGTTATTGCGGAAATGGCAGTTGCCAATGAATGGATTACACAACACTTTGGTAAATCGCAAAATATGGAATTGGCGAATATGATGTGCCAAATTGATACGAATAACTTCTTTATGCAAACAAATGAAGTACAAAGGGAAATTTTAGAAAAGGCGATGAATATGGAGTCTATCTCAGCGTATAGTGAAATTATTGCCGAGTCTATTCGAGGTTATAAATATATTACTGATGCGCTGAAAACATTTAAATCTGGTATGAATGAGCATACTACTGTAACTATTACAGCAGAACAAGTTGCTCAATACGAAAAACTTAAAGAAGATATTGATGGTTACATAAACAATTTGAAAGAACTTGATGCGAAACGTATTGAACTGATTGGTTTGAAAGGTAAGATGGATAAAGAGATTAAAAACGAGGACTTGTCTGTAGTTGATAAAATTCTTGATAAACGCATTGAAAGGGCGGCAAGTATTGTTGATGGATTCAATATTGCCGATGATGAATATTTACAGATTATTCAAACTCGTACACTCATTGTAAATGATCTCAATAAAATAAATGACGCAATTGAAGTTATGTTAAATAAAGCTGAAGATGAAGACATTGATCTTCGTGGTGGCGGAGATGAAGACGATGATGGTGATGGTGATGAACTTGGTGAAGAACCTAAGTGTAAAATGACGCTTGAGGCTATTGAAGCAATGGAAGATCGTTATAATGAATGGATAAGTCAACAACTTGCTGGATGGTTAGCAAATCCTGATGGTCTAAGTGATGAAATAGAGAATATTAAGGCGAATATTCTTAAATATCAAGAACGTATTCATTATTTTGAAAAGCTACATGTAAATAAACCAAAGAGCGGCGGGAGCGGTGGGAGCGGCGGGAGCAGCTACGAAAGAATAGCTACAAAAGATTTGGAGGGGGCTATTCATAAACTCAATGAACTGAAACAGCGTCAGAGTGACTTGATGCAAAATCGTATTGTACCGTGTCGTCTGAAAGAAAATAAGGTAACATGGGAAGCGAAATATGAAAAATGGAAAAAACAAGTAGGTGATGCAGATGAATCTGGTGATGCGGAAAGACTCAAAAAACGACTGCAAGAACTAATTGAATATACGTCTAAAATTGAGAAGAAATTTGAAAGGATAAATACTATTCAGCATCGTCAAGGTGAAATTACGGCGGAAATTGCAGAAATTGAGAAAGAACCTTATAATAAAGATTGTCACGCCTGTAATGAACGCAGTAGTCGTAAGCGTCTGGCAATTATTTCAAATGAATATAAAGATCTTGGTAAAGAATTGGCGAAACTTAAGAAATCTGTAAATGCCATTGAAACTATCACGATCACGAGTGATGGTGGTAGCTGCGTGATTAAACCTGATTTTAAAGATCTCTATGATGAAATTAATGAATTGCCGAGTATTATCAGTAAAAGAGAATTTTATGAATCAACATATGAAACTATGACTGAAGAAGTTAAAGCCTGGGAACAAGCGGCACTCGAATGGAAACAAATGAAAGAAAATGCGGCAGAACTTGCCAAAATCGATTGTGAAATTGTCAAAGACGAGTGGAATATCTACGAAAGCTACAAATATGTTATGGAAAAGAATACGAATTTACTTGCGGACAACAAAGAACTATTGATAAACATGACAAATTTCTTACGTAGCTACGATGAATACCATAAGCTATCAAATGATATTGATGATAATGTAGCAATGCTTAATAAATGGAAGGAATGGAATATTAAAAAACATAGACTTGATTATAAAAAACTGGTTCTTGATAAAAGGGCGAAGGAAGCTGAATTAAATGATTGTGTAAGTAAGGCGGAAGATATTGAGAAACTTGAGGCAGCGAAGAATGACTTGGCATACTGGCGAAGTGTGAAAGTACAAAAAGAATACTTACGAGTCAATGCTGATTATAATGAAATTAGTGATAAACTGGCGAAGATGAGGAACAGGTATGCAGTACTTGGTAAGACTATTGAAGATGCGGAGAAACACAATATTCGTGTGGGAGATATTACGAATATGTATAATAGTTTGATGGCGAAATATGAATTACTGCAGAAAATACAGAAATGTATTATTGGTGACCCTAAAAAGAATATTGAAGGATTCCGTCATTGGATTTTCGTAAATAAGGCATTGCCGCTGGTTGAGAGTGAAATGAATGGATTTTTGAGTGAAATTGACAGTATTCAAGTAAATATTGGAATTAATAGTAACGGGTTTATATACACATTGTCTGATCGTGGGAACACGCCTTCAATGAATACTATCAGCGGCTATCAGAAATTTATAGTAAACTTGGCGATGCGTATGGCATTGACGAGGATTGGTAATAAAGTAAGCGTTGATATCCTGTTTATTGATGAAGGTTTTACTTCATTTGACTCGGTAAATATTAATAAGATTCGTGATATTTTCAAGATATTGTTGCAGAGATTTGGCTCTATTATGATAGTATCCCATATGGATATTGTGAGAGACGTAGTAGATACCAGTATTGACATTCAACGTAGCAGTGATAATAAGACATCTCGAGTATTTTATGGAGACCATTACCCTCGGTATAAAAAGACGAAGGGAGCAGCGACAGATGCTGCTGCGGCTGCTGCAGATGGAAATATGGAGGGTGTGGCAGCAGTGGCGGCAGCACCAAAGAAAAGAGCGACGGGACGGACAGCAGCGTCTAAGAAATAAACGCATGTAATATATTTTCCTTGTATTTTGTAATTTCTCGTTCACTACTAGCTTTCATGAAAGTTTCAGTAATTGAATTGAGAGGTGGAGGAAGTACAGCAGAATGTGAAATTTTACCACTAAAATAGACACCACCATCTGACTTCTTTTCTAAATAAAATTCTGGTTTAACATGGAAGAATTCGCTAAATAAAAAATGCATTTTAATTTTATTTTTAACAGAATACAGATTAGGTTCTATATGTAATATTTGACGACTTGTTACTCTTAGTTTAGAACCACAAAAGAACCTTTTAATTTCCATTGGTACATTTTCTAGATTAACAGAGAATCTTACTATTCTTTTATTATTTTCCCATGATGTGATTTTTACACTGTCACCGTGCATAAGTGTAAGCATATCATTACTAAACACCCTTTCAAATACTACTGGTAACGGAAATTTACCTATGCATATAGGTTCAATATCTAATTCTTTCATCTTATTTTTACTATAATTACTACTATAATATATATTGTTAAACGCTTTATATTGTGTTATTAGTTTGAATAGAAGTAGTTAGATTTGAAGTTAGTTTTTGTAAATTGTGATGGTCATCTGATAATGCCAATGTTAGCATGTGTTTGGGTTTGTTCTTTATCCAATTTGATTCACGGAAGTATGTTTGAAATTTGATGTAATTATTATTTTTGTATGTTCTAAAACAGTCTATCATTACATCATAGCGAATACCAATTCCAAAACGTCGTGTATATGTCTTAACATAAGTCTCGGTTGATATTATTTTATCATCTTTGAGTTTATTAATTATAAGTTTAACAGGTACTGTATCATCATATTCAATATGTACTGTAATATCAGATTTAGGTGTATAACAACTTTGATATTGTTTTCGAGTTAATTCATTGCGGTCATCATGAGCTTTATTTTGTTTATTTGGTTCAGTTGATTTGGCATCAGGATAGACTTGCATCTTAGTTAATAGTTCAGTATATACAAGTCTTTCAATGTAACAAGTTTCTGTAAATTTCTTTTGTAGGCTTTTATTACTTTCATTACAATACAATTTATCTGAATCAGTTTTTTTACCACACGAATATAATCGGTGATATATAGGCATGGCATTTTCTTCTTGATATCTGAAATATGTAATACCCTTTATAAATTCTTCAAATATATATGATATATTACTTGATTTATTTTTATTCATCTCTAATTTATTAACTAGAATGGTATCACAAAAACTCGCCAGTTTTTTACTTTTACTCATACGTAATTTACTTATCATAACTAACAATTCTGAAACATAATCATCGGCTATTTGTAATCTATATGATTCTGGTACAATTTGTACATAAGTGGCAAAAGGTTGTATACTTTTCTCAAGAGTCTCAATAGATATTAAATTGTATTCATATTTACGTAACGATTCTATTATATTGCATAGTTCTATAACAAATGTATTATAGTTTATGTCTATGTCTATATCTATGTCTTGTTTGCTTATATTTTGCATATTTTGAATATTATATTCTATATATATCTAAATAATAATATATATCTAATAAATACTAAATTTTTAAATATTGCCAAAGTATAATGGAAGGACAATATCTTATTGCTACACTCTATATTTTCTATGGTATTACAAAACTTATTATTGGTCTGTCACTTATGACCTTTCCAATTGAAATAATTAAGAAAATACCAGTCCTGAATTGGTTTATTAAACAAGTCGCCGATAAAACACTAGCTGGGCGCTTCTATGAATATGTTCTCCTATTTTTTGGTGTATATACAATTCTTCATGGTCTCGCACTATTTGGTGTATTCCCGGCGAAATATAATGCACTCGTAGAAAAGAAATGGGTACTTTACAGCATATTCTTATTCTTGGGTAGCATATTAACCATCTTCTATTGTCTCGTTCTCTACACTGATCTCCCCATATCCAAGAATAAAGACGACTACAGTGACTATAAATTACTCGGGCTCGGTGGAGGCATTGGTTTCTTAGTGTTCCCTCTAATATGGGAAGCATTTGATCATGTCGTTCCATTCTTCCGCAGTCTATCCACCGAAATGCAAAATCTCGTGCTTATAACCTTCACCATTATCCTATTCTTTGTCATTGATCTTATATATAATTATATGCACCGCCGCAATATTAAACTGACGGCTAAAAATATTGTCCCCACAGATTACCAAAATGCATATACCCATGTCGCCGAAAATACCGCAGCCGTGAAAAGCGGCGTCGTTCAACAATTGCACCCTGCTTCGAACGTCGCTGTTCCACCGTCTTCAGACTTATAAGATTGCCGTGCCATGCCGTGTGCCCGTATTCATAAATTATTTTTATTTTATTATAGAATGCTATAGTAATGGTCGAAGAAGAAGCTCCAGAGATGGTAGGTGGAGATGACGGCACGGGAGGAGCAGCTAACTTACTTCCTGTGAATGAAATACTTGGTGGCGGTGGACAGAATATGTTAAAAGCAATACAATCGTCGTCGTTGTCTATGATAACAAAACGCAATTATTTACAAAAAGGTATTGTACTTGTTAAACTTGTCGATAAGCCTCTCGATTATATTATAAAGAATCCAAAAGTAGTTATAAAAATAATAAACCGAGAATACCCTAACGTAGGTTCTCGTAAGACTTTTTACACATTTATTTTGGCACTGTTTAGATATAATCCTGATTTGAAATGTAAACTGAAAAAGGCATTTGCGGCTTGGAGTGAAGAGTTTAGCAAATGCGACCAGACTATAGTAGACCGTTATAAAGAAAATGCACCCACAGATAAACAGATAGAAGGTTATGTAAAATATGAAGACATCGTGAAGAAACGTGACAGTCTTGAAGACGGTACTGACGAGAAATTACTACTTAGCATGTACACTTATATACCACCACTCCGGGCAGACTTTGGCAAAGTAGCTCTATATGGTCATGGAGTCACCGAAAAAGACAGAACCGAGGCAAATTATATTTATGACTCTAGCGAACTTGTTCTGCGTCATTACAAGACGGCGAAGAGTCACAAAGAATTCCGCAAAGAACTTCCCAAAGAACTCAGTGTACAAATTAAAAAGAGTCTGGAAAAACGCAAAAGAGATTATTTATTTACCATGAAAGATGGCAAACCTATGTTACGCAATACATTTACAAAATGGTGTAATAGAATGCTTGAGCGTCTTTTTGAAAGACCACTGACAGTCTCGCTCATACGCCATGCATATATTAATACACTTGATTTTAATAAATTAACTATCAAAGAAAAAGAAGAGATAGCGGCGGATATGACACACACTGCAGGTATGCAAGATAAGTATAGATTAATATTTACTGATAAAGATGTCAGCAAATAAAGTACATATACAGAACTACTGATATTTATTTTTGTTATATTCTTAATAAGATAAGAAATAAGATGTGTTGGAATGCACAAGTATCATTGAATACGTTTATATTCGCTACATTTGCGGCGGTTTTGAGCTTAGCTAATGGTTTCAATTGGCGTATTGTGTTATTCATTTATGTTTACTCTACTATGCAATTTGTGGAATATATGTTGTGGGGGACCATTGGTGGCACAGGTAGCGGCGGTAAAAATATGGTTACGGATGTAGCTACAAATCGCCTATGGTCTATTGTAGGTCTGGCGCTAATTTTAGCTGAACCATATTTCGCTATAAATGTTATTGAAGGTGGTCTGAATAAAGAAAGAGCAAGAAAAAGACAAATTAAATGGATTATGTATATTTTATATACTGCTCTGGTATTATATGTTATATTTGGCACCCGACATGACTTTAGAACAACCGTAGGTGCGAATGGACATCTTATATGGCATTGGGATATATCTATGCGAGTTGCTTTATTATGGTGTGTATTTTTAATAGCACCATTTATAATACAAAAAGAATGGATTATAGTTGCTATAGGTGTCACACTTTTTTTATATAGCATGTGGGCATATGGAAAATATGGAACATTTGGCAGCATGTGGTGTTGGTTTGTTGTAGCATTATGGTTTTATGTATTTTGGAAAATATTTGTATAGTATAAAAACATTATTATTATTTAATAGAAGTTAATTGCTGTTTAGTTAAATCATATACAGTTGTTTTTAGATTAAACACACTTTTGATATAATATTTATTTGTTTCATCGTCGAATAATTGAGTATTACCATTATAACATTGAATAAATTCTGAAAATATTGTTAAATCATTCAAATTACGTTTAAACTCTTTATATAATTTAGTATGATTTAGCAAACCTTTTTTCATTTTAATTTTTTCATTAGAGTTACATAAAATATCATAAAAATTTTCACTTATATTTTTATTTAGTTTAGGATATACATCTGCATCTTGTCTATATTCCCATTTATTATCACCTACATGTACTGCAGACACTGAACTTCTAAGATTAGTTTTCTTTACACATTTATTTTCTGGCTTTTCTAATAAAAATCTTGAAAAGTTGTTTAAAATATTAAGATGATTCAACTCTGGTATATCAAAATTATTAAATTGTAATATTTTTAATAATAACTCATCTGTAATATCACTTAAATTAAATTTTAATTTATCATCATTAAAATTTATTATTACATTATTTTGTATATTATTATTATTTCCAATAATACTATTATTATTATTATTATTATTACTATTATTATTAATTGTTACACTTTCTGACGATGTAATATTAGAATTTGCTATAGCAATAAGATTTTTCTCTTTACATATTTTATAATGTCGCGATTTGTTACCAGTATTATTATATACTTTACAACATATTGGACATTGTAATGGATTTATAATACCTTTACATTTAGGTATATGTATTTTCAGTTTTTTTATTGAAGAAAATATATATTCACATTTTAAACATTTTGTATTACAAATGGTAAGCAATACATCATTATTAGTATTTTCTGAAGCATCTATAATATCAATGACAGTTTTTGGGTCCTCAATGACAGTTTTTGGGTCCTCAATGACAGTTTTTGGGTCCTCAATGACAGTTTTTGGGTCCTCAATGACAGTTTTT